AAACTACTAACAGAAGCTGATAACTTATTAAGTCTAGCAGGTCAATATGCATACAAAAGAGACGAAATACAAACAGGTGTTGCGTTAGCATCTCCAGTAGAACGTACTCTACAAGCAAAGTTAGATGACCGTGTAAGTGTTAGAGACTTTGGAGCAATGGGCGATGGAACAGACCAAACAGAAAAACTACAACGTGCTATTGACCAGTTGTTTATCAACAGTGCAACCAAGGGATTGTACAGGAGTCGTATAAAACTTTATATTCCCGCCGGCGAATATCTCATTAGTTCACCAGGGTTGAAAATACCACCTTACGCAAACATTGTAGGCGACGGTATCGACAAAACATTTTTAAATAGTTCTGGTGCAAACCCACCCGAAAACATTATCCGTACAGTAAACGAAACAAGTATTCCTGGTACCTACGCTGACGCAAGTACAACAACATCAGCCAACATGGCTCGTTTTGTAAGCATAGAAGGCATGACAGTATTCCACAACAGTAATGGCGGTGCATTGTATCTTGAAAACTGTCAAAACAGTAAGTTTTCAAACATCAAACTTTCAGCAGGTTGGAGCACAGGCGATGGCATAACCAGCGAAGGTATACCTACATCAAACCTAGTTGGCATTGTAGTTTCTAATGGTAGTGTAGCAACAGCAACTTCAGATTATAATATATTTGAAAATATGTTTATTGAAGGATTTGCTTGCGCAGTATACAGTGAATATGATATCAACAACAATAAATTTAAAACAGGAAATATTAATACTTGTGGACTAGGATTTGTATTAGGAGCAGATCCTACTTCAATACCTCCAGTTGGAAAAACTTTAGGTAGTCAATACACTGTTATCCAAGATTATGTTTTTGATCTTGTTGACAAACAAGGTTTGTATGTACGCACAGGTAACTTTAATATCAGTCAAAATAACACATATTTAAATGTAGGACGTGACGGAGGCAGTAGTGTAGTTGTAGAACCAGTGATTGAGTTTTATCGTACTGCAACTTCAAACGGCATAGGCGATGCTGGCCACATCGATATGGATAATAATAAAAGTATAAACGATTACTTCCAACGTACTGCTGAACTAACAGTTGATCCACTTTATTTTAGTCAAGATTATTTTCCAGAAATACATGGCTCAAAGCGTGTTGAAATATCACAACCAGTAAGAACTAGTATTGGTGTAAAACTAATAGCTGAGACTTTGATTAGACTACCATCTGATCAACAAAGAGGTGTTATTGCATTAGAATACACATATCGTGCTGAAGATAACGTCGGCCCAATAATGCAAAATGGAACAATAACCGTAATCTACAACAGAGATAACGCAGAGATTTCAATGACAGATGATCATATTTTTACTGGTAATCCAAGTAAAGTAGGAAAGTTAGTCTTTAGTGTAAAAGGTAATGCATTTCAAAATGGCGCAACAGAAATACACTTAGATGTTGTAAACGAAATGTTGGATAACCTAAGTCCAGAAACAGACGAACTAGAGTTCACAATCAAATATATAAATTGATGTTTGATAAAACTTATGTAGACCGTTTAAAGATGTGGCGAGATTTTCGTTTAACTCTGGAAGAAAGTAATTCTCCATTTGAAGATACGATTGAGTTTTGGAACAATGCACCGTTGAGTAGCATCGCCGCAGATCCGTATAACAAAGAAACTTGGCCCACTCCTTGGGAAATGATTGAAGAAAATCGTTACTGCGATTTTACAAAAATATTAGCAATATACTACACTTTGCAGTTAACTGATCGTTTTTCTAGCAGTTGTTTTGAGATACATATTACACTAGACGAAAAAGAAAGTGTAATAAGATACCTTCTTTTCGTTGACAATCTAACAATAGGGTATTATTATAATAAGAGTATTGATGCAGTTGACCTACCTATGCTGAAATGCCAAATGCAGCACGACACACTACCTACATATTAATAAATACCAAATAGACAACAAAAAGGAAAAAGATAATGATTCAAGTTACTAAACGTGACGGGCGCAAAGAGACTCTCGATATTGAAAAGCTACACAAGGTTGTGTTTTATGCATGTGAAAATATTACAGGAGTCAGTCCAAGCGAAGTAGAACTTAAGAGTCAGATTCAGTTTTATAATGGTATAACCAGTAAAGAAATCCAAGAAACACTTATCAAAGCAGCAGCAGATCTTATCAGTGAAGAGACTCCTAACTATCAATATGTTGGCGGAAGACTTGTTAACTATGCGCTACGCAAAGAAGTGTACAACGGATTTGAGCCGTGGCATGTTAAGAAACTAGTTGATCGTAATACCGAAAGCGGATTCTATGATCCAGAACTTGTTACAAAGTACAGTGACGACGAGTGGGAAAAGATTAATACATTTATTAAACATGACAGAGATGAGAACTTAACATATGTTGCTATGGAACAGTTGCGTGGCAAATATCTATGCCAGAATAGAGTAAGTGGCGAGATTTTTGAAACACCGCAAATGTGCTACATTCTTATTGCAGCAAGTCTTTTCCAAGACTATCCAGTTAGTTCCCGTTTGCAATGGGTAAAAGATTATTATGATGCTATTAGCTTGCACGACATTAGTTTGCCTACTCCTGTTATGGCAGGAGTTCGTACTCCGCAACGCCAGTTTAGTAGTTGTGTTCTTATTGAAACTGATGATAGTCTTGACAGTATTAATGCTACTGCTGCCGCTGTTGTTAAGTATGTAAGTCAAAAAGCAGGCATTGGCATAGGCGGCGGAAGTATTCGTGCTATTGGATCTCCTATACGCAAAGGTGATGCTTATCACACAGGTATTATTCCATTCTACAAGCACTTTCAAAGTGCAGTAAAGTCATGCAGCCAAGGTGGTGTACGTGGCGGCGCAGCAACTATTTACTATCCAGTATGGCACTTGGAAGTAGAAGACATGCTGGTACTAAAGAACAACAAAGGCACAGAAGAGAACCGTGTACGACACATGGACTATGGTGTGCAGTTTAACAAGTTGATGTATGAGCGTTTGATTACAGGCGGAGACATTACATTGTTCTCTCCTGCAGATGTTCCAGGGTTGTACGAAGCATTTTTTGCAGATCAAGACAAGTTCCGCGAGCTGTATGAAACAGCAGAACGTAATACAAGACTACGCAAGAAAACAGTTAAAGCAAGTGATTTGTTTAGTGCATTTATGGAAGAACGTAAAAACACAGGTCGTATCTATTTGCAGAACGTAGACAATGCAAACGATCACGGCGCCTTCCTTCCAGAGCTTGCACCCATTAGACAATCAAACTTGTGCGCAGAGATTGACTTACCAACAAAACCACTAAAGGATCTAAATGATCCTGAAGGCGAGATTAGTCTATGCACACTCAGCGCAATCAACTGGGGCAACATTCGTACTCCAGCAGACTTTGAGCGTGTGTGTCGTTTAGCAGTACGTGGACTAGATGCACTACTAAGCTATCAGAACTATCCAATCCTAGCAGCACAGTTATCTACAGAGAAGCGCCGTCCTTTAGGTGTTGGCATTATTAACTTTGCATACTGGTTGGCCAAGCACGACTTAACATATCAAAACATCGATGCAGATGGACTTGCACTTGTAGACGAATGGGCAGAAGCATGGAGTTACTACTTAATCAAAGCTAGTGCCGATTTAGCAACAGAGTTTGGTGCACCAAGTGGTAACATGGAAACAAAGTATGGACACGGTATTACACCTAACCAAACATACAAGAAAGACCTAGACGAGTTGATTCCACATGTTGAGCGTATGGATTGGGATACACTTAGAGCACAGCTAAAAGACACAGGCATTCGTAACAGTACATTGATGGCACTTATGCCAAGTGAAACAAGTGCGCAGATTGCCAATGCTACAAACGGTATTGAACCGCCACGTAGTCTTATCAGTGTTAAACAATCCAAGCATGGTGTACTAAAACAAGTTGTACCAGAGTTCAAGCGTCTAAAGAACAAGTACGACTTGCTATGGGATCAACAGTCGCCAGAAGGTTACTTAAAGATCATGGCTGTACTACAGAAGTATATTGATCAAGGCATTAGTATTAACACAAGTTACAATCCAATCTTCTTTGATGACGAAAAGATTCCAATGAGTACAATGCTACAACACATGTTGATGTTCTACAAGTATGGTGGCAAACAGTTGTATTATTTCAATACCAATGACGGCCAAGGCGAACTTGATATTACCAAACTAATGGGCGATCAAGCATTACCAGAACTAGAGCAAGCAACAATCGATGAAGAAGATTGCGAAAGTTGCACAATATAAAACTTGACATGCTTGTAATAGTATGCTACAAACACAGCGAAACAACCATTAAGGAACACACACATGAGCGTTTTTAACACAGCAAACAAAGCAGACCACACCAAGGTCACTGCATTTTTAGATCCAACAGGTGGTCCAACTATTCAGCGTTATGATACGCTGAAGTATAAAAGTTTTGACAGTCTAACTGATAAACAGCTTGGATTCTTTTGGCGTCCTGAAGAAGTTGATATCTATCAAGATGCTAAAGACTTTAAAGCGCTCAGTGAACACGAGCGACACATCTTTACTAGTAACCTCAAGCGTCAGATCCTACTAGACAGTGTACAAGGTCGTGCACCAGTAGAAGCATTTGCTCCTATTGTAAGTTTGCCAGAGATTGAAAACTGGATCCAAACATGGACATTCTCAGAGACTATTCACTCACGTAGCTACACACATATTATTCGCAACGTATACAGCAACCCTAGTAAAATCTTTGACGAGATGATGGACATTGATGAGATTGTAGATTGTGCTGGAGATATTTCAAAGTATTACGACGACTTGATTGAGATGAGCAGTTGGTACAACTTGTTAGGCGAAGGAAAGCATAAAGTTAACGGTAAGACTATTAATGTTGATCTTTATGAACTAAAGAAACTACTATGGCTTACACTAATGAGTGTTAACATTCTCGAAGGTGTTCGTTTCTATGTGAGTTTTGCATGTAGTTGGGCGTTTGCTGAAATGAAACAAATGGAAGGCAATGCCAAGATCATTAAGTTGATTGCACGTGACGAGAACTTGCACCTAGCAAGTACACAAATGTTGTTGAAGATTCTTAAAACAGATGATCCTGTGTTTGAACAGATTGCAAAAGAAACAGAACAAGAATGTATCGATATGTTTGTTGATGCAGTTGATCAAGAAAAAGCCTGGGCAGAGTATTTGTTCAAAGACGGATCTATGATTGGACTTAACACAGCACTACTGAGTGATTACATTGAATGGATTTGCACACGCAGAATGACCAATGTTAATCTAAAGTCACCATACAGTGTAAAAAGCAATCCTCTACCATGGACACAGAAATGGATCTCAGGTGCTGATGTGCAAGTGGCTCCACAAGAAACAGAGATTACAAGTTATGTATCAGGTGGCACAAAACAAGATGTAAGCACAGATACATTTAAAGGATTTTCGTTATGATTATGATTTGGGGTAAACCACAATGTCCTTTCTGTGACAAAGCAAAACGTTTGTTAGACTCACGAGAGATTGCATATGAGTACAAGCAACTTGGTGTGGACTTTGAACGTGAAGATGTTCTTGCAGAGTTTCCAGAAGCACGAACGTTCCCCCAGATTGTTATCAACGGATTAAAAATAGGCGGGTATGAACAACTTGGAACATACTTGGAAGAAACAGGCTACAACGGAACAGGAATGACACTATGATTATTGAAGCACCATACAAAGCAACAGACACAGTAACTATTAGAACTACAGCAGGCGAAGAGATTGTAGGTAGATTTGTAGAAGAAGATGGTAACCATATTAAAATAACCAAGCCACTTGCACTACAAGCAAGTCAGCAAGGCATTGGGCTAGGGCCGTGGGTGTTTACTGTAGATCCTGCCAGCACCATTAAACTAAATAAAAGTGCAATAGTATTTGTACACAAGACAGAAAAAGATATGGCCAGTCAGTATGTACAAGCAACAACAGGATTAGCAGTAGCTTAGGAGTATAGATGCCAGGATTAGCATACAAAGACGGAAAAAGCAGTGTTGCTTGCACCGATGGTGTTAGAGGATCGGTTTGTCGAACAGTAACTAGAGGAGATCCTCCGGTAACTGTACCTGTTGCGTGGAACTGGAATGTAGATACTACACAATCTAGTAATGCTGGCAGCGGGAATGTATTTGCTAATGGCATAGGTGTTGTTAGAAAAGACGATGTTATGAAAAGTCATCCGCACGGAGATCCTTGTACAGCAAGTCCTGTAAATCATTCGCCGCCACTGGATACTTATTCTCCAAATGTTTATGCCAATGGCAAACCAATAGGTCGAATAGGTGATCATTATGATGGTGACGGCACCTCTCAAACACACCAAATAACCTCCGGTAGTTCTAACGTTTTTGCCAACTAATATGATTAGGACTTGACAGTCTGTTTACCTTGTGTTAATATAAAGCATAACAAAGGCAAATAGAAAGAGGCACTTATGGAAAAGATTATTGTAACAGACTGCGATGGCGTACTACTCAACTGGGAGTATGCTTTCTGCGCTTGGATGACACAACATGGTTATACTGAAATCGAAGATGGCAACAAAGAATACAATATTGGTAAACGATTTGGTATTACATTAGAAGAGGCTATCAAGCAAGTTGTAATCTTTAACGAAAGTGCAGCAATGGCATTCCTGCCAGCACTACGTGATGCACGTTATTATGTCAAACGACTACACGAAGAGCATGGTTATGTGTTTCATTGTATTACAAGTATGAGCCTTGATCCTAATGCTAAAAAGCTACGTCAAATGAACTTGGACAAGTTGTTTGGGCCAACAGCGTTTCCAGTACTAGAGTGTTTAGACACAGGTGCAGACAAAGAGGAAGCACTTGAAAAATATCGTGACACTGGTTACTATTGGATTGAAGACAAGTTTTCAAATGCAGTTGCAGGCCAAGCAGTAGGTATGCGTCCTATCTTGATCGAACACGGTTGGAACATGAACGAAGTTTTACCAGATGGTATGAAAAAAGTCACAACTTGGAAAGAGCTTTATGGACACATTGTAGGTGACTGAGTTGAGTGAAATACATGACGCAATGAAAGTTGCCTTTGCAACTTACGTTAAGGAATCAGAGAAGTTTGAACAAGAAGGTGTGAAAGTAAGTGCTGTTCGTGCTCGACAAGCTCTCAATGATTTAAAAACATTAATAACAGAGCGTCGAAAAGAAATACAAGATCAAAAGTTAAAGACATGAGTGAAAAACAATACCTGTACAATATTGCTGACAAAGTTTCTTTGTATGCACAAGCAAAGCAAAATGCTATTGACTTCCTATTAAAGAATGAAATAAAAGATCGCAACAGCATTCAGAACTGTTTGATTATGAGTCAAATATGGACGGCTGCACAGATAGATGATACTATCACAATAAATGATATTATGATATATCTTGGCAACAACGAGCCTGCTGACGACGATCTTGATATAAAAGAAGTTGTGCTGGATGATGAAATGAAACATCTTACCCTCAATGAAATATTAGAAGTGGCTTTAGATTCAGATGATGGTATTTGATATTGGTTGTGCAACTATCAATGTATGTGAAGATACTGCAAAATGTGCAGTAGATAATATACAACATGATGATGTAGTGTTGGTTGCTGAGTTCTGTGACAAAAATAACTATGTAGTAGATGTAGTTTGTGGAGATGCAGCACAAGAGTTGATTTACTACACATTAGGTACTGAGTTAACTCAACAAGAGCTTGAAAAATATATACAAAAAGAATTCTGTTAGCGTCAACATTTTGTAAAAGAGTAAATACATTATGCTGAAGAAAATAGGACAAAATGACCTAAAAGAAGAATATAGAATATTCTTTATGGTCAAAGGTCACCTCGACGCATCACCTCAAACAGTTATGGAATGTTATAACGGATACTTCAATCGCCTTTGGCGTGACGGAGCCGATGGTGGACCTCTTTATGAATATGATGAACAGTTTGAACACGCCTGGGAGAAAAAAGTATGGTAACCTCGAAAATAGCGCAACTTAGCGAAACAGATTTAGATTATCTAGATCAACTACTACATCGAGAGTTTTCAAAGCAGTGCAACAACAGCACACAATGGAAAACAAAGAACAATAGCACCTATCCATACGACAACTCCAAACAACTTGTAAGATTAATGGACGCTGTTCGCAGTCAAAAAAAACTCTTGACAATGCCCAAATGGTAGTGTATAAATAGTATTGTAACGTTGAAGCAATTCAAACGACATTCTGGACCCGGGGGCGGTACCCGGCGACTCCACCAAAAATACATTCTGCTTACTGTATAGCAGAAGCAACAGGCTGATAAACTGGGAATGTATTTTTGATGGGGTCGAAATAGGATCGACAGGTGTTTAATAGGGTTAGTGGAGTTACCGGGATGTAAGCGCCGTTACCGCGAACAAACATTCTAAATGCAAACGCAAATAGAGCGCCAGAAATGGCAATGGCAGCCTAAGTAAAAGGCTTCCGGGGTTAGAGGAGCCCCTAGCAACAGAATGCTCCTCACTGCTACACTTTAACGCAGTGTCTTTACTTGACTTTACACTTTTTCCATGCTATATATAATACACACACAAAAAAGGATTTATTATGAATACCTCTCCAAAGCCCATTGGTTGGGCAACTACTATCTCAACACTAGCTGCTATTCCTAAAGACATGTGGGACAGCGTAATGACCATTGAAAAATCACCACTACGCAACTTAGACCCTATGGTAGCACATATGATTTTCCAGTGTCTATTCTTTATCTGGAGCGGCTTGTTTGCTGTGATGATCGGCAGCTATATGGCGTTTGGCATTAGTGCAGTATTCCATATGGCTCTTATCACTGGTGTAACACTTACAGCAGTGACATTCCGTCAAGCAGAAAACAATCCAGAATCAATCAACAAACTGCTCAAGAGCGGTAAAAAGTATAACGGTCGAGCAGCAGATGGAGAACATGTATAATGTTTAAAGGACTAGCACTATCATTTTTCGTTATAATTCTGATGTTTACAGTAGTACCCATTGGCATAACTATACTCACCTTGGGTGTAGATGAATATGCTAGTAACTGCAAGCAAGCAATTCATATGCCATGTTTTGGTTTAAGCGAATGAAACCAAACAACAACTTTGAACTTACAGTAAGAGACATTGAAGTCATTGAATCAGCACTACGAGCAAAAGCTGGACGCAGAGGAATGGCTATTGTTCAAGGTGAAACATCGCCTCAGCTCAAAGCAGAAATGCATGAACTACAAGAACTACTAGGCAGAATACACAATCAAAAGAATTGGTACAAGCCCAAAGACGACCGCTTTCAAGGAGGCGGATAACCATATACGAAAGGAACATGATATGGCAAGACTACTAACGACTATTGGACTATTAATGGCAATGGCAACAAGTGCATTTGCAGAAGATGTTACACTAGAAATGTGGAACAAAGACCCAGACGACAAAAAACGCAAAATGGTTTTCTCACAAGAGATTGTAACTATTGATGTAGGCGAAAGTGTTACTTGGTTGGCAACAGACAAAGGCCACAATGTACAAATGATTGATGGACCAGACGGTGTTAAACTGCCAGGTAAATCAAAAGTATCAAAAGATATAACACTGTCATTTGACACACCAGGTGTCTATGTATATGTTTGTACCCCACACGCAAGTATGGGTATGATCGGTATTGTTGTTGTCGGTGAACTTACACAAGAAGCTATTGACGCAGTGCGTGACGCAAAACTACGTGGCAAGTCAAAGAAAAAGTTTGAGGCTCTGTTAGCAGAACTACCTTGAACTGGATCGAAATAGATAAAATGCTCTACGGCATTATAGCACGACATGATGCCGTAGAGGACATGCTCAAAGAAGCTAAGACACAATTCAAGTGGACGGATTCACAAGCACAAGCAGCACTAAAACCGTTGCTCAAACGCAACAACTTTGAAGAAGTTTTACCCAAAATCATTAAAAAGACATCAAAACGCTCGACAAAACGGAAGTAGATGTTATAACTATTATAGTGAAAGGGCAAGTGTGGTTACTTGCCCTTTACTATGTATATACATATTAAAAAAGGAACTAAAATATGCGTAATGTATTTATTACAACAGTAGCCGCTATGGCTATTTCAACAGCAGCATTTGCTGAAGACACAGCAACTCCAGTAATGGGTCCTGTTATCTCAGGTGAAGTATCACTTGACTTTGCTGAAACAGCAAACGACAAAATTGGCGGAACAATGGGTCTTGACCTAGGTGTAGACGTAAGTGGAATGGCAACTGTAGATTTAGACTTTAGTGCAACAGACGGCAACTCTGTAACATTAGACAACTGGACAGTTGGTACAACAATGGGTACTATAGCAATGGCATTTGGTGATGACAATGGTGTAATGCCAGGCGCTGAAGGTGAGCAAACACTAGCAGCACCAGCAATGACTGAGTCACTACAAGTAACAACAGGTGCAGTAAGTGTAGCAGTTGGTCTTACAGACTGGACAACAGACATCACAGACGTAAGCAACATTCAAGGCGCTTACACATTGAACGTAGCAAACCTAGATGTAACAGCAGCAGCTGACTACAACTTGGACAGTGAAAACACAGTACTAGGTGCAGGTGTAGGTGGACTAGACTTAGGCGTAGCATCACTAGGCGGCGCAATGACTTACGATGTAGATGGTGAAACATTTGGTTTTGAAGGTGTAGCAACAACAGGTGGCTTAACAGCATACCTAAACGGTGACGACACAGATGCACTACAAAACATCGGTGGTGAGTATGAAGTAAATGTAAATGGTGCAACATTTACAGCAGGTGCAAACTATAACATCGATACAGAAGACTTTGCTCCAACAGCAAGCATTGGCTTTGCATTCTAAGTTAAACACATAAATTACGGCAACAAGGGGCGTTTCGGCGCCCCTTTATTCTTGACTAAATAATATGGGTACGTTATTTAGACCGGAGAATTATAAAATGTGGAAATGGATAGGATATATCACAGCAGTCTTGCCTTTGATTGGTGTGTTGTACGGAGGTCTTAGAATCGCCAGTGATCTACAAACTTCGCTTGAACAGTCTATACAGACATCAGCAGATGCTCACGCAAGGATAGATTCTATTGCACAATCTCAAAAAGACATCAACAAGCAACTATTAGATTTACAGTCAATCAGTGCTGAAGTAAACGGAATTGTAGGATCATTAGAGCGTCAGAAAAATGACTCAGTCACACGTGGTCAATTGGACACATTAAGAGATCAACTCTCAGCACTGAAAGAATCAATCAGTGCTGAAGTGAACGGAATCGTAGAATCATTAGAGCGTCAGAAAAATGACTCAGTCACACGTGGACAGTTGGACACATTAAGAGATCAAATCTACGCACTGAGAGACACACTTGAACAGATGCGTAACCTGTCAAACAAAGTTTCAGATATCTACAGCAGACTTGACAAGATAGAACGTGAAGTTAACAACACACAGATAGATGATGATAAACGCATCCACAATGCCTTGAAGGACATTGAAGAAATATTTAGACGGTTAGATAGAGCTAATATTGATTAGGCAAACACAACACTAAAAGGTCGCCTTGTGCGGCCTTTTTTTACGGCTAAATAATATGGGCACATTATTTAGAGGGAATCAAAAATGCAAACACAAAATGAATATGACGTAGTACTACTTAAATGCGTAGACGGCGACACAGTAGATGTAGATATCGATCTAGGATTTGGCGTATGGCTTAAAGACGAGCGTGTACGCATTATGGGCATTGACACTCCAGAGTCAAGAACATCAGACAAAGTAGAAAAAGTATTTGGCACAGCAGCTAAGAATAGACTAAAAGAACTATTAGAAAATGGCGGCAAGTTAATCACAACAGAAAACAAAAGCGGCGAAGATATGAAAGGCAAGTTTGGACGTATCCTAGGCGACTTCCGTACTCCGTCAGGAGATTTAGTAACAGACATTATGATCTCTGAAGGACATTGTGTAGCATACTTCGGCGGATCAAAAGAAGAAGTCCAAGGCAAACATCTGGTAAATAGAAGCAAGCTATTGCGTGAAGGTGTTGTAAGTCAAGAAGACTACGATGCCGCAGTTGCACTTATGGAAGGTAAGTAATGTCATTTAATACTAGTAGACATGCAATAAACGAAGTCAATGGATGGGTAGCAGGAAGACTAACCAACATACGAAGGCAACTCAAAGCAACTGATCCTGAAGATCCGATGTATGAGTATCTACTAGAAAGAATAGCATACCATGAAAAGTTTATTGATGCACGTAATAGTATGATCGGCAAAGAACTACCACCTGATAAAAGGGCTGTAAAACGTCATTTAATCAACAAAGAATAGGTTGACATTCAACTAAACTCCTGCTATATTACTTAGAGTAGAAACACTAGCAGGAGTTTTTTTATGACAATGCAACTAGTTGGTCCTTATATGACTACCACTCGTTACAATCGTAAACAGAAACAAAGCAAAAACAAAAGACTACAAAACGCACAAGCAGAACATGAGCAGTGGCTTGTAAAGATGGGTGTAGGCAAAAGCACAGCCAAACACACAAATGAGATACCAGATTATAAAACAAGTAACACAGTACCACTAAGCAACAAGATTGCAGGCCACGGTCCTGCAAAAGAATCATTGACGTATTCAGGCGAGCGTCAGTTGTTAGGTATTGCAACTATGCATAAAAGTAATATGGTACCAATCTTCGCAGATAAAAAAGAAGATGCAAAAGACATCGCAAGTATGCGTCGATAAACAAAATCAATCATTGAGGTAAGAACATGAAGTTTTATATTATGGCAGCAGTAATGCTGATTGTAGCCAATGTGGCACAAGCACAAACTACAAACTTGTACACAGAAGAAGACTATCCACAAGCGTATTGTATGGCGCTGAATATCTACTATGAGGCTCGTGGTAGTAACTTGGCAGATCGTGTGGCAGTAGCAGACGTGGTGCAAAATCGTGTGCGAGACACACGTTATCCTAATACTATTTGCGAAGTAGTTAAGCAAGGCAGGCAGCATCCTAGTGGTGCAATGATACGTAACCAGTGTCAATTCAGCTGGTATTGCGATGGAAAAAACGACAGGCCACAAAATGAAGATTTATGGATTGATGCACAAATGTTAGCATATCAAATGGTGTTTGAAGACAAATATCGTGGCATCACAGAAGGTGCTACACACTATCACGCTACATATGTAAAGCCAAGCTGGGCATCGACACTACAACTAGTCGGTAGGATAGGTGCGCACATTTTCTATCGTTGGGAATAGCATAAATATAGTATGATATTTGGAATACTTGTACTCATAACGGCGCTGTCGATCAGCGCCGTTGCCATCTACTACAGCGTTAGCGGACTAGTAGCTATTTTTGCCGCCGCCGCGGTACCTATTATGATCATGGGCGGCGTACTAGAAATAGGAAAACTTGTAACTGCGGTGTGGTTACATAGATATTGGAACCAAGCTAAATGGTGGTTAAAGAGTTATCTAACTATTGCTACAGTGATATTGATGTTTATTACAAGCATGGGTATTTTTGGATATCTCAGCAAAGCACACATTGAACAAACTGCCGCTGCCACTGAAGGTGTTGCACAACTAGAGCGTATCGATGAAGAACTTGATAGACAAGAAGCAATCATTGAGCGAGCAGAAGAACGTATACTAGAAGCAGAAGCTAGTGTAGGCGCCGGTAACGATGAAATACAAGCACAAATAGATAGAGAACAACAGCGTATTGATACAGCATATACACGCATTGAACCTGCTATTGCAGAACAGAACGCCATCATTCAAGCAGCAAGAACATTAGACAGCGAACGTACACAACCATACGAAGAACAACTAACTGCACTTGATGAAGAACTACGTAGATTAGACATACAAGCAACACAGTACGAATCACGCATTGCACAACTGAGTGTTGATGTTAGTGCAGTAGACCCTGTGTTAGCACAAATCAACAGCATAGAAAATAGTATTGTAAAAGTTGAAGGACAACTTGCTAGTAGAGAGCGTGATCAAATAGCATCTGCACAGCGTACCATTGGAGCAAACGCAGACGGCAATGCAGGTCCAAACACACGTAGGTCAGCAGATACATGGATAACACAGCAACGTGCTAGAATAGGCGAACTACAAGCACAGGTAGCACAACTACGTGCTACAGCACAAAGCATAGTTGACGCAGAGCGTACACGACTAACCAACCTTGTAAGCAACATACGCAACGAGCAAACACAAGCCGTCAAAAATCGTCAACTAGAAGTATTGGCAACTATTGATCAAGTACGCAACACAGAGTCTCCTGTTATAACAAAAGCAAGAGAAGAAGTACAAAGAATTCGTGCTGGTGCAGATGCACAGATAGCACAATCAAACACACTTATACAAAGTTTACGCAATAGTTTAACTGTAGGCAAGGATGCCGCAGTTGAAGCTACTATTGCACAACAACAAGAAAAGATAGTATTAGCAAATAATACCATTGACACACTTACAGAACAAAAGTATACTTTACAGACTGAGTATAGAAAACTAGAAGCAGAAGTAGGACCAGTAAAATACCTAGCAGAGTTTATCTACGGAGAAACAGCTGACAAGGATATACTAGAGGAAGCAGTAAGATGGGTAATAATAACAATCATATTTGTATTCGATCCATTAGCAGTACTTCTGCTCATAGCGAGCCAAACCACATTCGAGATGCGCCGTCAGGAGTATCCTCGACAGGGACAGGCCCAACAGGAAGAACTAAATGACAACACTAATAGATCTAATGATGGCAGGGATGATTGGAAAGACAGTTACGCCCGCAGCTACATTGCCAGAAATGACAGAGATAATTCAACCTCATACACCAGGAATGACCACAGAACAATTGAAAGCAATGATATCGCAAGTAGAACCGTCGATGATGGAGGAATGTTGCCCGGAGGAGTTTTGGAAGAACGAAGACAAGACTTAGAAGAACGTGAACTTTACGATAACACTTACAAAGAAAATAAACAAAAATGGAAACAAGACAATCCAAATGATACAGTAAAGTATCACAAAGAACGATATATACAAGGTAGGACAGATTATTTGCCTTGGGAAGATTATGACAAAAATTAATGTTATTACACCACCAGATGTAATACACAATAAATCAACTTCGTTCTTATTAGTTCAGCCTAGTGTTGGAGTACGAGACCAGTTTCAAAACTTGTTGAAAAATTTTAATAGCCCAATGAACATATACCTTTATGATCCAAAAGATGATGAAGAAAGAAAATATGACTGGCTACTTAATATATCACGCTTTGTAGATTATACAATATTAGATATTGATAACCTAGACACAATAGAAAGAAATTTGGCTACTTATTTTGTTAGCCTACCAAATACTTTTTACTTGACAAATGACGAGGTTACACCATATAATATACTTAGCGTTAATAGAATATACAACTTAGATTGGTTGTATGATAAACTCAAAGAGGATTAAATGAGTAAAAATAAACATGACGAAAAAAATGCTATCGTCTCGGGTATGCGTGTAGAAGTACGCAATGGAGATTTTAACAAAGCATTGCGCAGATTTAAGAAAAAGATTGCCGAAGATGGTATTCTTCAAGAGCTTCGTGCTAGAGAGTTTTTCCAATCAAAAGGCACCAAAAAGCGCCTAGAGAAACAAGCAGCAATTCGTAGATATAAGAAAAAACGTATTAAAGATCAAGAAAACTTGTAGAAGGAATACAAAATGCGCATCGAAGATGATGTTAAACTTGACTACAAGGATGTATTAATTCGTCCAAAGCGTAGTACACTTAAAAGTCGTAGTGAAGTGTCACTAGGACGCAGAACAAAGTTTCGCAACTACGAACCACCGTTTCCACACAACATTGAAGACTACCATTATGACGGCATTCCTATTATGGCTGCTAACATGGACGGTGTTGGTACATTTGAAATGGCCGACAAACTTGCCGAAGGCGGCATTTTTACTTGTCTTGTTAAAACGTATTCAGTAGAAGAACTTGTAGAATACTTCAATAGCGATATACCAGAGCGTACAAATAATGTTGCTATGAGTATTGGTACAAGTGATGATGACTTTCATAAGTTAGTTGATGTACAAGCAGAAGTATGTGATCAACTAAAATATGTGTGTATGGACATTGCAAATGGCTACAGCGAACATTTTGCTGACGCGGTGCGTCGAGTACGCAAACAGTTTCCAGACTTAGTAATCATCGCTGGAAACGTAGTAACAAGAGAAATGACGGAGGAACTTATTCTTGCTGGAGCAGATATCATTAAAGTGGGAATTGGCCCTGGTAGTGTATGCACTACTCGCATTCAGACTGGCGTGGGGTATCCCCAACTTTCGGCAGTTATCGAATGTGCAGATGCGGCTCATGGTCTTGGCGGACATATTATTGCTGATGGCGGCTGTACCTGCCCTGGTGACGTGGCTAAGGCTTTTGCTGCCGGCGCAGACTTTGTAATGCTAGGTGGTATGCTTGCCGGACACGATGAAGGCGGTGGCGAAGTGATTACCAAGATTTATGAAACAGATGAAGTTATTAAAACAGATGATAACTTCTACGAATCAGTATACAAAGAAAAACAGTTTGTACAGTTCTATGGTATGAGCAGTGAAAGTGCAAACGACAAACATTTTGGTGGACTGAAGGATTATCGTTCATCAGAAGGACGCACAGTGCTTGTGCCTTATAGAGGTGCTGTAGCCAAAACGGTACAGGACATTCTAGGAGGTGTGCGTAGTACTTGCACATATGCAGGTGCTAAAACAATCAAGCAACTGCCTAAGTGTGCAACATTTATTCGTTGTACACAAACACACAATTCGATCTATGAAGGATCGACAATTGGTAAATAAACTGGATGCCAAAAATGGATCCAATACATATCTTGCTTTATAAGGAGAAATGAAATGACAAGATTAACAACACTAGACTTACCCCAACTTCACCGTGCCACTGTAGGCTTTGATAGAATGTTTGATGAAATGAATCGAGCATTTGAAAATACAAAGAGCACAGGTTACCCACCATACAACGTAGTAGAAATCAACGAAGACGAGTACATGATCTCGTTGGCAGTTGCTGGGTTTGGTATGGACAACTTAGACATCACATTGGAAAAGAATGTGCTGACTGTTGAAGGTACTGCTCCAAAAGGAGACGAGGAAGTGAACTATCTACACAAAGGAATCGGCGGACGCAACTTCCGTAGACAGTTTACATTAGCCGAGCATATTGAAGTAGAAGATGCTACATTGGAACTTGGTATGCTTAATATTCATTTGGTACGCAATGTGCCAGAAGCACAAAAACCAAAGAAGATTGCTATCAAACAGTTTGACACTGTTGATGCTTATGAAGCAGCAATCGACGGAAAAGCAGGCTAACAGTCTAGGGGGAGTGAAATATCTCCCCCATTTTACTAGGAGATAAAAATGAGCGCAGATGTAAAACTAGATGAACGAATTAAAATTGATTTTAATGAACCAAAGAAATATAAAGTAATATTTTTAAATGACGATACTACTCCTATGGAGTTTGTTATTGATGTATTAGTTAATATTTTTAAACATACACCAGATAGTGCTATGCAAATAACCATGCAAGTACACGAAGAAGGCAGTGGTGTTGTTGGTGTGTATTCACACGAAGTTGCTGAAATGAAAACAACTGAAACAGTAATCCTATCACGAAATCACGGATTTCATTTACAAATCAAGTTAGAGGAAGAATGAGCAAACTTAAAGAACTTACCTGGGCTAATCACCAGAAAGCAGAACGTACAGAACATGCCCGCAAACTGCTACACGGCATGACACCAGAAGAGTATCATAGATATTTGTACAATCAATATGTAATGTATGCTGTGCTGGAAAGCCAAGCAAAAACATATGGCGTATTAGAAGGCATTGAAGATATTGCAAGAGCAGATGCAATCCGTGCAGACGTTGAAGAACTAGAAACTGCACATGGTATTGAACGCAACGGAGACTTGCTGTGTCAAGTTGTTGCAGACTATACAGACTATTGTATGCACATGAAAGACCGAGAAGAGTTTCTAGCACACTTGTATGTACGTCACTTTGGTGATATGTATGGCGGCCAAATGATTAAAAAGCGTAATCCAGGCAGCGGCAAGATGTATGAGTTTAATAATGTAGAAGAACTAAAAACTACAGTACGTGCTATGCTTACAGACGACATGGCAGATGAAGCAAACACATGTTTTGAGTTTGCAATGCAACTATTTGAGGAGTTAGACAGTGAGTGAAGTTTGGGATACACTGATTAAAATACAAGATAGATTGATCGAACGTTTTGATGCAACTGGTCAAGAATACAACGAAATAGGCATGGATAGATTTAATCAACCAGGTTGGATCAACCGTGTATGGACCAGTGAGAACTATCGTAGAGCCCACATTGACGTAGTTGATGCACGAGACAGCAAAGGTTTGTGGATGATGCATTGCTGTGTGTTTCCTCACTTGGACAATGACGGTCCTATCTTTGGATTAGATGTTATTGCAGGTAAAAACAAAATCACAGGTTACTTCCATGATTACTCTCCAACGTCTTTGGAGTATCATGAAATGATTGAAGCATTCGGAGATGAAGTAGCAAAACTAGAATGGCGCAAGCCACGTGAATTACCAGAATGGGCAAAGGCTATATTTACTGAACATATGGTTGCAGCAGGTAATGTAAACAGCACTGAAGAACTAGAACAACTTGTGGAACTAAGTTTTGACAGTATTGACAACTATTTAGAATACATTGGTTCCTACAACGGAACAGGTAAAGAAGAAGCAGGCAAAGCAGCACAAAATCGTTATGCACATTATCAAAAACAAAATCCACATACTCCTAAAACAATGACCAGTTTAGGACTTGACGAAGAGGATGTAAGAGTATTCGTACAAGAATGTTTATTTCCTGATATCGAATAAATACATTACTTAGGAGTTAAAAATGCGTTATAAAGACCTTGTAGAATACGAAGACTTAGGACAAGAAAAAGAACAGATTATATCAACTATTTCTGGACTGAGTGCAGACAATCAAGACGAAGCAAACTTGTTGGATAGAATTTGGAAAATCCTCAACAGTGGAACTATTAGTACAAACATTGATAACGCATTTGATATTCCTCTACAAGACGAAAACATGGGCGACAAAGAAAAACTATTAATTCGTCAAGACATGACAAAGATCTTTAGCACCATTGAAAGCGATTATAAAACAATGGACACATTGCTCAAGCGTTTAGAGCAAGGCGGCGCAGTAGATATTGGTGCATTATCAAAACCACTAAACACGTTTAGCGCAGTGTTTGGTGACGAAGTTGGATCAGCAGCATTTAGAAAACTAGCAGCATATGGAGTTGGTAAAAAACAAAAAGGTCCAGGTGAATATGGATTGGCTTGCTTATCAAACAAAGTACGACTAGCAGCAGGCGAAGGTGACCTTGAGATTGACGGCATTGGCAAAGTAGAACTCAAAGCAGCAATGAGTTCAAGTGGTGGGCGTATTGGTTATGGCGGCGGATCACAAAAAGCCAAACGTGCAGTGCTAGAAAAGTATAAAGAAAAGCTACCAACTGTTATTGGTGCTATTGGTGCTAAAGGTGGCAGTTTAGGACTAGGTCCATTTATGCAAGCATTGAACACAGACTTGCCAACAAGCGAGCCTAACAATCAAAAGATTAGAAAATCATTGATGCTGGATTTGTTGCAAATGGACATGGAAAACTATGCTGGTCCTATTGCAGACAAAGTTGCAACAACTGAAGATGCAAGTCAAGTTGAACTTACATATCTAGCACAAAACTTTGAATGGTACAAAAACAGAGACAACTTTGATGCACTATTGCTAATGAGTATTCCAAATCAAAAAACTGCAATGCTTCGCAATGCAAATGATCTAGCAGCGTTTAGACAAGGTGGACATGCTGGCGGACTTGCTATTAGTATTATTCCTACACAAGCTGGCGCAGGTAGAGAACAGTGGGCACAGCTTACACTTAATAAAGCAATGATATAACAGGTAAATATAAGTATGCGCAATACTTTTATCATATCAATGAGTTGGTTGTTTATAAGTAGCTCAATAGTTTCAGCTGATTTAGTACATGAATTCAAATCGCCAGCATTTAGTGGGACTGGATACAGTGCCCATATGCTAAGTCAAGAACAGCTCACATTTAATCGACGTAAGGACATTGATGATAAGGCGCAGCGTGAAGCTGATCGTTTAGAGCGTGAGCTAGAAAACACAGTTCTCAACAAGTTTATACGTAATCTTGAGTCACGTATATATGCAACACTCTCTAAGCAAATGGTGGACAATATGTTTGCAGCATGTGGAGAAGAAGATCAACCAGCATGTGCTAACACTGGCACAACTGAAGTTGAAGGTGCTACGATTACATGGACCAAAGATGAAACTGATGGTAGTATCACACTTGTTATAGACGGCCCAGATGGCTATACAGAGATTACTATTCCAGGCGCTGGGGAGTTTAACTTTTGAAGTATCTATCTTTCATAGCAGTATTATTCCTTGCTGGATGTGCAAGCATGGGTCAAGTTCCTAAAACGCTACAACAACCAGCAAAACTACAATCCAATCCAATGGTAGAAGAACTAAATGATCTAAAGCCATTAAATGGTCCAGTGATGACAGTAGGATTATATAGTTTTACTGACAAAACTGGGCAGCGTAAACCAGCAGACAATGTTGCTAACCTATCTAGTGCAGTAACACAAGGTGCAGAAGTTTGGGTAATAGATGCACTATTACAAGCAGGTGAAGGTACTTGGTTTGAAGTAGTAGAACGTTCGGGCATGGACAATATAATCCGTGAAAGACAGCTGATACGCAACACTAGAGAAAACTACGAAAAAGAAAATGCAACTCCTCTAGCACCAATGAAGTTTGCAGGCATACTTATCGAAGGTGGCATTGTAGGATATGATAGTAATGTGACCACAGGCGGCAATGGTGCTATGTATTTGGGCATCGGAACAGCAGCAGAGTATAGAGTTGACACAGTAACCGTAGCAATGCGTTTGGTCAGTGTTAGCACAGGTAGAGTGTTAGTAAGTGTAGCAGCAGAAAAATCAATAGCAAGTTATAGACAAGGTGCTAATGCATTTAAGTTCTTAGAGTTAGGCACAGAAGTTTTAGAGATTGAAACAGGATATAGTGTTAACGAACCAACCAACTATGCAGTTCGTGAAGCTATTGAAGCAGCAGTAATAGAATTAATCTATCAAGGTGCAGATCAAAACTTATGGCAATTCAAAGAATGATTATAGCGTTTTATTTTTGCTAGTAATGTTTCTCGTTTAATACCCAATCGTCGAGCAGCATGTGTACGATTTCCGTTAGATTCAGTTAGTGCCTTTGAAATCTTATCTATTACAAAGTCATCTACCTCATTGTGCAAACAATATTCAGTTTGATCATTGTTCGTTTCAGCTCCTACTTCGCCCCAAAGTTCATCAAATGTTTCCCAAAAGGCCTGCTGTTCTTTGTGTGTTTGTTCTGCTTTTTTAAGTGCTTTCATGATTAATCTTAATTCCATTATGTATGCCTTTTACTGTAAATATATTTACACTAAATATAAGTGTATTTATAGAAGTGAAGGTTCATATAAATACAGGTAGAAGATATTATTTTCTTCTGGAGGGCAGATATGAAAGCATATTCTATATTATTAGCTATGGCATTAAGCATTACGGTGTTTTCAGTACGAGCTAACGAGATATACATAACACAAATCGGTGACACACTGGATTTAGACATAACACAGGACGGTCTTGACAACGAGTTTGGTGACAGTACTACTGATGCTGGACTCTACGGAGATAGTATGGTTTTTAGTATTACACAAACTGGAGACTATAACACCATAGACGCTATTATTGCAGGCGACAGCTACACAGGAACTTGGCAGTTTACTGGCAACAGCAACAATGTCGACTTACTTTGTAATAGTTCTGCTACTACAGGCGGCGGCAACTGTGATAATGTACAACTTGATATCACTACAACAGGTGACTCAAATACGTTTGACTTCAAAATAGGTGAAACCAACGATGCTGGTAATGCTACTATAACATTTACTGTTGATGGCGATGGCAACCTAGTTGATATGGACTTGGATGGTACTGATGCTAACATCACTGTCACAATAGATAACAGTGCAAATACAGCTGTCGCAGGACAAACTATTACAAGTGCTACTGATTCAACACTAACTGCTAACTCACCGGGCAATATTATTGACTTATCCATAAGTGGCGATGGCGACAGCTTAGGACACACTGTAACACTAGATATCACCGGAGGAGCAAATATCTATACGATTACACAAAGTGGTATCTATGACAACTTAGTAGATATTACTTCAACTGGGGACGGAAACACAGTTGATATTACGCAATCCGACTAAACTTTTATGTATAATATTCTTTGCGCTGGCATTTGCAGATATGGCCAATGCAGTTCCTATTGGCGAGATTGCCGAATCTAAAGGCTCGAGTACAATCAAGCGAGACAAAGAAGCATACACAGGCGAAGTAGGGCTTGGATTACAAATGAACGATAATGTTGTAACAGGCAAAGGCAGACTAAGATTAGACTTTATAGACGATACTAGAGTTGATGTAACAGAAAACTCACGTATGACTATTGATGAATTTATATATGACCCTGCTACACAAAAAGGTGCATTGTCAATGAAAGCAACACTAGGTGCAGTGAGATATGCTAGTGGACAAATAGCAAAAAATAGTAGACAAAGAGTAAACATACGCACACCCAGTGCAACCATCAACGTGCGTGGCACAGACTTTATGATGATTGTAGACGAGATCGGCGGCAGTATGGTCACACTATTGCCCAGTTGTGATATGAGTGGTGCTTGTGTAATAGGTGAGATTGAAGTAGAATCAGATGCTGGCACAGTTATAATGAATCAAGCATATCAAACTACCGTTGTAGCACATGCCGGAGCAACACCAGCTAGACCAGTAATACTAGATCTCCCAGAAGATATGCTGAACTCAATGTTGATTGTTCGTAAAGTAAGTCCGTATACAGAGGAAATAGAAAAACAGTATCCAGTCACTAACTTACTAGATATTGACTTCTTAAAGTTTGATGAACTTGATAAAGATCCACTTATTGAAAGTATCAAAAATATATGGGTCACAGATTTAGACAACACCACATACTTAGATGAAGAGTTTTATGATGCAATGGCAAGACAGCTTGCTGAAATATTAGCACAATGGTTTGATGAACTTACTATACAAAATGCAGCATTTTTTGAAGAAAAGTTTTTTGGGTTAGACCCAGAAACAAATATTTTTTATGATGAAGAATATCCATACTATCTGTTAAGCAGAGCAGAAGGTGACCAACACTTTTTTCGCCTAAGGTTGGGCCAGGGTTATAGTTATAGTGTGGATATGGCACAAGGAGGATTTTATACTTATGGATATTTGGTGGGCGTCGGCGGTGACAACACTATTACTATTAATCAACACGACTACTAGTAATGCAAATGAAATTTATATGTACCAAGTTGGTGACAACAATGCGTTAACCATCTTGCAAGAAGGCGACGATAATTATATCAGTGGAATACCTGGT